TTCTTTTAACAATTCTTTAGTTTGTATCATAAATGTATCATTATCATAGTTTACAAAAGGTTTATACTTCATTATCCTTCTTTTGATGTTAGGCCAAATGATATCATCAGATATTTTTTTCGACCACAATTCAATAAAATGAAATTGATTTTCCAATATCATTAATGTTTCAATTGATATTTTATTACGCATCATTTCTTGCAGCAATACTGGATAATTTCCATTTTCTACGATAAAGATTTTGTCTCTATCAAAATTTTCTAACAAATACATCATATCATTTTTAAATGTATATGTCAATGCCTGATTTCTTTTTTGCCACTTTATGTAGTTTTCTTCACCTTCTGGTCCCAAAAGATCACCAACCCAAGTAATGTCTTTTACCAGAAAATTGGCAACCAAGAAGTTCTTCAGTTCATCTAAACTATATTTTCTAGAAAGTTTATAGAATGAATATTTGTCTTTTCTGGTTGAGAAGGTTTGTTTTGATAGATTCGTTTTGCCATGGTACTTCACATAATCATAACTATCACTTGTAAAATGTAATTTCAAGGCATGAAACATGGCATATGTTACAAAGCCAGTATTATCAATCATATAGGCAATTTAGATGTTTTCTTCAATAGATTTAATTCTTGTGCTTCTTCTCTTATCTTTGCTTTGAGTGCTGATGAAATTAATGTTGCCGCCATTTCAACTTCAAGTCCAGTTTCATTACAATGATGGCAGATGGCATCCATGTAACCGATGCCTTCTGCTTTTGTTATGTTCTCTATCAATATACTAAAATCTTTAATCTCACTCTGCGTAGCCATCAAATGTCCCTATAAAATATATGATTACCAATTCTACTCACAACATATTTTTTATTCCAACCAGGATTAACATAGTTGGCATGATAATATAATGCTCTTGTCTTTGCAATAGTATCATGTAATACTGTTTCTGTCAACGCTCTGCGAGCAATCAATACCGATTCTTCCCATGCATAAACATCACTAACTTTTAAACCTTTTATACAAGTCCATGAAAATTGGCAAGTTGTTTTTTGATTGTATTTTGTTTTTTGGTAAACAACATCACAGACATCTTTTGGAAAATCTGGATCATTTACACGATTCATTGTAACTTGAGCCACGGCCAATTTACCCTCATACTTTTCTTTTGCAGATTCGTGGTAAATATTTTTGGCCATGCACATAACCTGTTTGTTAAAATCACCAACCACCTGTGTCTGTACAGCTTTGTTAACAACTGTCGTAGAAAATGTTGGCAATGAAAGTACGGCTATTAATAAGCCTAACAATATAAAAATTGGTTGTAATTTTTTAATTGAGTACATCTTATCTCCTTGTTGGGGGATAGCCGAAACTATCCCCGATACAATTACGAATTAGATTTTTTTATCTTTGTTTCAGTTTGTTGTGGAATTTGAGAAACAAAACCATTAAGCGTTTGAGCTTTTGATATGATATCTGTTTCACTTGGATAGGGTGGAAACCCTGGATGTGCGGGAATTTCTCCGCCATTGATTTTAGCAATATCTACTTTCGTAGACCATTCATTGCTAATTCTCTCACGGTGTGCATAATAATCTTGTTCTAACATCTCTTTCGCCATCTTTAATAAATCTAGGCGTATTTCGAACGGTGTCATATTCGACATAATAATCTCCTTGTGTTGTGTGTGTAAAAATACCAGTTAGTGTGTGTACTGGTCTATTATTTATAATACTTTAAAATTTTTCTATCAATTCTATCTTATCAGTAACATCTCCATCGATCATCATGTCAAAAGGATGTTTCTTGCCAAAGTGTTCGTTTGTACTCCAATATCTTTCTTCCTTGTTATATTTCAACCAAGGACAAAGACCTATAACCATGTTTGATCGATCAATATCATTTTCTTTATAGCAAAAAACTCTATGTGGAAAATAAGTTTGCCAAGTATATGCTCTACCTTCTTCTAGAATATAAGCACTTTGGCCTCTAAATTGAAATCCAAAATATTTGTTGGCTCTTACTGGTATGTTTAGTCGCAACAATTCAAATACTTCTGAATCAACATGATATCTATTGTTTGTAGATACTCTGAATCCTTTTACTATACCCAATCTACTTCTTGAAATTGTTACCTTTTTGCACAAATCAGTTAAGAATTCACCCATATAACCTATCTTAGCTGCAGGTGTCAATTCTGTAAAAGACATTCCATCTAAGTAACTATTTTTAATTTCTGTATGGTTATTTGAAGATCCTGCAAAAAAATCATTTGGTGAATTGTATTCTGTGCCCAATGTGTGTTGATGAATGTCTTGATTTTTATATTGTAAATTAGGATTGTAGGTTAACGAATAACCTCCATATGCATCTTCATCACCTTCAGAAGATTTCCATCCAAAAAATCCATACTTTTCAATAGCATCATCAACAGATTTTTTTAATCCTTCAACATCACCGTTAAATTTAAATACAAAATTTAAAGTTCTAGAATTTTGTGAAGAAGATATTACATCTTGCCTTGCCTCATACCAAGGTAATTGGCTTTTAATCCAATCTCCTACAGCTAATTTTTCGGGGCAATCATCAACATAAAATTTTGTGTTCGTTGAATACATTTTAAAATATAATTAATTAGTAGAAGTGGTGATTGATTCTGTTGCCAAGTTCAATCACCGAAAACTCCGGTCAGCGATTAAGCTGCCAGTGCGAACTTTTCATCGTTTGCGTTTGTTTTACTTGATTATTACGCCTTGTCATGGCGATTCTCCAATTGTCTATTAGCCACGCTGTCGAATCTATTTCAGGCCCATCAGAAGCACACTCGACTGCCATTCTAGAATTTTAGTAGAGGTTGTTCGTCTACTAGGGAATGTGCTTTTGGTGGACCTGACCGGTACCGCCCCGGTGTCCAACGCATCGTTCAACAACCTTCAACGAATTAGTTACACCAACTTGTTTTTGCTTCACCATAATATTCACGAGCAAAACCATTGTTAATTAACAGTATACGCAAAGATTGACCATTAAGCAATACATCACCTAAAACTCTACCACCATATTTGTCCCAATCCATCAATATGATTTGAGTTGTTTTTGCTTGTGATATCATTGCTTTGGTAAACTGTGTTGCTTTTTGTCCTCTCGCATCTTCTTCTGTACATTTCGCACGATGTCCTTTTTCTGGAGTATCAACACCAAAAACACGGAGAGATAATTCTTTTTTCAATGGATCTGGCAACCAAGCGGCTTCAAATGCTACAGTATCACCATCAATCACTCTTGTTAATTTTACATCATATGTAATACCAGGTTTAAATCTGGCAACATTGGAGGCCTGTGCGAAAGCTTTGAGAGCGACAAAGCAAGACATCACCACCAAAGAAATAATGATTGTTTTAATTAATAATTTTTGATTCATTTTGATCCCTATAAAATTTAATTTATACTAAATAGGTGTGTATCGCCGGATTCGTGGTCCGCATACACTCTAACATCTTATAAGGAGATATCAGCAATGGATATTTATCAGTCATTTTATGTTTATGCCTATCTGAGACCTGATAACACACCATACTATATTGGTAAAGGTAAAGGCAATAGAGCCTATTCAAAACATAAAAATATACCAGTACCAAAAGACAAAACAAAAATAATTATTATTGAAAACAATCTTACTGAGGTGGGGTCTTTTGCCATAGAAAGAAGATTGATAAAATGGTATGGTAGAAAAGATAATAATACCGGTATATTAAGAAATAGAACTGACGGCGGTGATGGTGTTACCGGCAGAAAATGTCCTGATGAATTAAAAAAACATTTTTCTAATTTATTTAAAGGCAGAAAAGTTCCTTATATTAGAACAGAACAACATAACATAAATCATGGTAAATTTATGAAAGGCAACGAACACGCCAAAGGTTCAAAAAGGCCTGATTTAAATAGAAAAATAGTTTCGTGTCTACATTGTAAGAATCAATACAGCTTAGGCCAACTTGTGAATCATTTTAAGAGTTTTGTTTATAAAACTGAATAGCTTTAATTAATCCCTCAATATGATCTTCAGTCTTTTCTATAAACACAATAGGACTTGAATCTTGTACGGCCATTATTGTAACAAGCTGATGAATAGGTTGACCTATCATTTCTTCCAGCATTAATGCATATGCACATTCTTGCCAAAAATAATCTTCAATCCATTCTCTCTTTTTTACTTTTCTTGATGTTTTAAAATCGATTACCGAAAGTACACCATCAAATTCAGCAATACAATCAACTCTGCCAGCTAATTCCAACTGTTTGGACCACAGAGCTTGCTCTTGATACCATATATTGTTTATTTTATTTAAATGCGGTTTAATTGTCAAGAACATTTCTTTGGCATCTGGCATAATTTCACCGAGATCCTGATTGTTCAAATACCTCTCACACAAGGTATGCATATTTGTACCACGAGTGGTGGCCACCTTTGATATTTTGTTGGCCTGTTCTTCTCCAACTCGCTTCCTCCACTCTAGGATCGATTGTTTCTTAACTGCACCTAGTACTGTGGTCACAGATGGCAGGCGTGTTCCATCGTCTAAGGTGTAATACCTTTTACCATCTGGAAATGTTTCTGATTTTAGATCTTGGAGATTTTTAGGAGGACAATAATTAAATATCATTTAGATTTCAAAAGAACTGGCAATTTTTCCTTTTTTTGTTCATATTGATTTTTATAATAACTTGTAGGTTGCACCCTTTCTACAGGTGTAACCTTTTTATTTTTCTTTTTTAATCTGTAATCTAAGATTGCAGGTATTTGATTAATTACCATTCTCTCGGCATCTTTGTTTTATGTGTTCTTGATAAAGTATTTCCAGGTACACTCTTTTTAATTCTACCAATAATTTCTCTTTCAAATCTTGCATCAGGTTGGCCAATGCCAGGTGTTGACATTCTGGCACCGTCACCAAAATTAGGTGTTTCGGTTATATATCTTTCGAGGTGTGGATTTGAAGCCTTAAAATTATCATATTCTGATATTTTCATTTGATGCTCTTCAATTTCACCACTATTTAAGTTTTTAAATTCGTATGTTGGCATTGTACCACTCCGGTATATTTCTTTTTTTCCATGATGCAAGATGTGTTTTATTCTTTATATAGTAATTTCTATATGAAGCTAGAGAATTTCCTGGTATTTTTACATCGTCAGGCATTGCTGGTGTGGGAGGATAAAAATCGCCACCAGGAATATTATTTGGTGCAATATCCAAACAATTCAATAAACGGCTACAGGCGTGTTTTTTACCATAACGAAAAGTATATTCTTCACACAGAAATTCCCACATTGTAAACAACCACCTGTAGTTAGCTACATTAGCACGGGCCCATACACCAGATGGGTGATTTACATGAGAAGCTTTCATTAGTCTATCTTCTCGCTCATCAGGCAATCGCCAACGCTTAATTTTACGACCATTTGCAGTCTTATCATAATATTCGGTGCCGTCAAGAATTCGGTGTGCCGTAGACATAAGTTGTGCAT